GGAACCAACCCTCAGCCTTACCCTGCGCAATCCCAACCCACAGCGGCTGCACATAACCGCGGCAGGCTGCCCACATCTCCAGCAGGGCAGGGTTGCCGCCCCGGTAATTGGCGCCGGTAATCAGGTTCCGATGGTGGCCGCGCGGACCCTCAGCCGCTGCCCATTCCTTGCGCCACGGGTTGACGCCTTGCGTCAGAAGCTCAACCAATGCAGCGCACAGCTTCTCCTCTGCTGTGGGCCCGTCGTAGGTCTTGCGGGCCCGATTCCTGGTGGTGGTTGTCATGGTCTCTCTCGTGGTGGTGGTGGTGGTGGTGTGACAGGCCTGAGGCCTGCAGAGAGGCCCGCAGGCCTCAGTGCAAGCGTCAGCTCACTTCCTGATCTGAACCGGCATGAGCAGGTAATCCAGCGTCACGTCCGGGTGATCGAACACCGGGCACCACTTCGAACCCGTGGGTTCCACCAGCAGCCAGTCCAGCTGCAGCGAGGCCCGCAGAATCAGCGGCGCAATGGCTGAATCCGTGGTGTGCCACATGCCCACTTCGTTATGGGTCAGCTTGCTGGCGATCTTGCAGAAGTCCCCCACGTAGGACGCGTTAAACCCGATGGCCGCGGCAGGGTTGCAAGTGAGCTTGAACTCGTCAGGGAACAGCTGGTCAACGTTCGGATAGGTCTGTCCGATCGCGTTGGCTTGCGTCGCTGCAGTCCACACACCAGCCCCCACGGGTTGGCTCAAACGGTCCGAGAAGGTGCAGACACCCGAAGCATCCAACGCAACGTGAACCGCCTTCTTCGTTGGCGCCTTTGAGAACGCTGCAGGGTTCAACCGGATTGGCTCAGTCTGTTCTGCGCTGATCCAGAAGTGCTCAGACTGAGGGAAGGTCACCCGAAACAAGCGGTGGCCATCAGTCGCGCACACCCTGATCAAACCCTCGGCAGTCCGCCGAACGTCGATCGCGCAGATAACGCCTTTCACCGTGTCGTCAGAAGCGGCAAGGCTCGCTGCCCACAGCAGACACGGCGGCAGAACCGCAACCGTGCCTGTGCACGTGATCGCGTTCTCACCCGCGGCCCTGGTGGTGCTGGTGCTGGTGCTGGTGCTGGTGCTGGTGCTGGTGCTGGTGCTGGTGCTGGTCATGGTCTCTCTCTCGGTGGTGGTGGTGCTCGGCACTGGTGCAGAACACGCCCACTTCCTAGCACGTCCTGTCCACATGTGGAGAGCACAAGGTCGGAGGGTTCTCACATCCGGTCACACCGGGCACCGGCCACGCCTGCTGGTGGGCACCGGCCACGCCTGCTGGTGGGCACCGGCCACGCCTGCTGGTGGGCACCGGCCACGCCTGCTGGTGGGCACCGGCCACGCCTGCTGGTGGGCACCTGCTGCCCTGCTGGTGGTGGTGAGCAGATCACCAATCCGCAGACAACCCAGCCCCCGCCAGCAGGCCCGGCCCGCGGATGCCCCACCAGCGCCGCGGCCACCACCAGCAGGCCCACCAGGGGCAGCAGCACCACCAGCAGCACCACGCAGCCCCGCCGCCAGCACCCCACCAGCGGCAGCAGGGGGGGCAGGGGGGGGGTAGGGCTGGGACGCATGTGCGTCCCCCCATCGAATTGCGCGGGGTGAAATTGGGAGTTGCTGTGTTCTGCGGGTGTGCGGAGGAAGCGCGTATGAGGGGTCTGTGCGGGGCTGTGACAGGCCTCAGGGGGTATGCGGGTGTGCTGGGAGGCTGAGCGGGCTTGAGAGGCCCTGCAGGCGCCTGTGAGGGGGAAGTGTGCCGCAGGTGTGCTGGTGATGGTGGCGGGGGTGTGTTGGTGTGCTGCGGGTGAGTGGTGGGGGTGTGTTTTCGCCTTGTCTGGCTGTGAATTGTTTTGTGTCTACAGATAAGAATCAGAAGACATTTCGGGGAATGGGTGGTGGGCTGGGATGTCTTGACACCTAGAAGAAAGTCGATTTAAGGTTGGCCGGTTGAGATCCCTTGCTATGACTGGGTTTAGTACATTTGCACCTATGTAACGACACCTAGGTTCCGACACCTAGTCACTAGGGGCGCAATCGCCTAAGGCAGCACGCACACCACCACCAATGCACAGAAATGAAGACGGTTCAGAGGGGTTCGTAATGGTCTTCACCGAAGAAGCAGCAACCTCCGTTGTCACAGCCCTGCGCGAGCGGCGGATTCAGCACATCGACATGTCAGTCCTGCTCACCCTCCTCGCTCACGTCAACTGGCGCAGCGGTCGCGTCAACATGACTCAGAAGGCCGTGGCCCAGGCCATGGGGATTGAGCAGACCCGCTGCTCAACCTCAGTTCGTCGCCTCCAGAGGCAGCGCTTCATTGTTCGCACATGCGATCAACACAGCGGCCAGAACTTCTTTCTCATCAACCCGCAATTCGCTTCTGTTGGCAGCCCGCAACGCCGCGGCCATCTCTACCAGCAGTTCCTCGATGCCTTCCCCGCGCAACAGCCGGAATAGCTGGTAGGCATCGGTAACATCAGTGCATCTGCTCTGCACCGGTGCCTTACCTCAGCAATGAAGATCGCATCCGCCTGGACGTGCATCAATACGGCAGCGACGTGCCTCAGGACGTTCTCGATGCCGCTGAAGCAGCGTTTGCTCGACGTTTTGACACTCCCCCAGCGAAGGAGCCCCCAGCGCCGACGAAACGGGCACGCACCACCAAGGGCCAGTACCAAGCGGATGACCCCACCACCGCTGCGGTGAATGAGGCTTACGAGGAGGGTTAAGATGCCGATGCTCACCCGGGTGGTGCCGGGAAGCCCTCTCTCCAGACATTGTGTTCTGGTGATTGGTGGTGTGCGAAGCCCTCTCGTCCTAGGCGGGGGGGCTTTGCCTTGAAGTGGACTCCACTGCCGTCAGAGCTGGGCCCCTTCCCGCATTTCCTCTGCTACCTGTTGCGGGAACTCAACCTGGCCGACACGCCAACACTGCGCCAGCTGGAAGTGGCGCAATGGATGGAGACCGGTCCTGATTCCTCCATCACCGTTGCCTACCGCGGTCTGGGCAAGTCATTCGAGGGGGCGGCCTATGCCCTCTGGCGGCTGCGGCATGACCCCTTCTCAGAACGGGTGCTGATCCCTGCTGCCACCAAAGACAAGGCTGAGGAGATCGCCACCTTCATGGCGCGTGCCATCCGCGAGGTGGACATCCTGCGCTGTCTGGAACCGAAGCCCGATGGCCGCTCGTCAGTCAAGGCGTTCGACGTGGGCCCGGCCTACATCGACCAGAGCCCCAGCGTTCGCATCGTTGGCATCCTCTCTCCATCGCTCACCGGCAAGCGCTGCACCCTGGCGTTGCCGGACGACATCGAGACCCTCAACAACTCGATCACACCGCTCAAGCAGGAACGTCTGGCCCAGGCCGTCACCGAGCTGGAGGTGATCATCAAGCCGGACGAACCTGACTTCGATCGGTCTGCACCACCAGACTTCAACGCCGCCGGTGAACGACAGGTCTTCCCTCGTCAGATCCGCTACCTCGGCACACCGCACCTGGAAACCTCGCTCTACCTGCGGCTGGTGCGCGAGCGGAACTACGCGATTCGCTACTGGCCGGCCAGGTTCCCCAACCCCTCCGACCCTGACGAGTGGGATGCCTATGACGGCAGCCTGTCACCGGACATCGCTGAAGCGGTGCTTGAGCAGCCATCGCTCGCGGGTTCGCCAACGGACCCCGAGCGGTTTGGCCATGAGGAGCTGCTGAAGCGCGAAATGAAGATGACTCGCGCTTCTGTCCAACTGCAGTACCAGCTGAACTGTCGTCTCAGCACCCTCGATCGATACCCGATTCGTCTGTCCGATCTGATGGTGATGGATCTGGACGGCAAGGCACTGCCTGAAGTGGTGGTCTGGGCCGCCGGCCCGGATGAGCGGATTCAGGATCTGATGTGCGTTGGCCTTGGCGCTGATCGCTACTACCACCGTCCAGCCAAGGTGGATGGATGGGTGACGCGCGAGGAAACCTGGCGGTGCGTGCTGGCGATTGACCCATCCGGCCGCGGCGCGGATGAACTGGCGTGGGCTGTGATCGCAGAGCTCAACGGCAACTTCTTCCTCTTGGAAAGCGGTGGCACCACCCGCGGGTATGAGCCCGCTGTGCTGCAGCGTCTGGCGCAGATCGCACAGCGCTGGAACGTCGGCTACTGCGTGGCCGAGAGCAACATGGGTGATGGCATGTTCACCGCCCTGCTGCAGCCGGTGATGGCCAACGTGCATCCAGTCTCAATCGAGGAGGTGCGCGTCAGCCAGCAGAAGGAACGCCGCATCGTTGACACCCTTGCCCCCCTGGTGCAACAGCATCGGGTGGTGGTGAATCGTGAGCTGATCCGCAAGGACTACGCCGATGCCGAACGCGATCCTGAGCTCGGCCACCAGCGGTCGCTCATGTACCAGTGCAGCCGCATCACCATCGAGCGCGGTGCGCTGGTGTTTGATGACCGGCTCGATGCCACTGCCCTCGGGGTCAAGTTCTTCACCGATGCCGCAGCCCAGGATCAGAAGAAGGCGCAGCAGCAGCGCAAGGACGACATGGACGATGAAAACCTGCGTGCCTGGTTTGATGAAAGCGGTGCCTGCATTGATGCCCTAGCGATGGGCTGGAAGCCGCGGCCTGGTGGCATGGCCTACGGGGGGATCAGGCGCTGAGCTGGTTGTCCTGACGCAGCGGCACCACCTTCGGCTTGTCCTTCAGAGCGGAGAAGTCGAGCTTGCCTGCCATGCGTGAACGCAAGGCCGCAGTGTCATCCTCGGAGAGATTGGCGGTGACACTGTTCTGCTTCAGCAGCTGCAAAGCAACGCGCAGATCGTCATTGCTGGCGCCATTGCTGATGCGCTCACGCACAGCGCTGACAACCTCGGCGTGCAGTTCCTCCAGATCCTTGTTCAGATCCGCCATTGTCAGCTCTCCTGGTACACCGACACGAACATCTTGCCGCGCTTCAGGCGGGGCATGATGTGATCGCGTAGATCAGCGTTATGGCAGCGGATGCAGCCATGCGTTGGCAGCAGGGCCTGACGAGGCTGCCAGCAGCCGGGCCAGCCCAGCCCCGACCCGCCGCCATGGATGGCGATGCCAGCACGCCCGTAGCGGCGCTCCTGCGCTTCCAGCTCGATCAGATCCAGCGTGTACCAGCCATAGGGCATCAGCTCTGGTTGACGGCCGGGGGCATCGCCCAGGCGGTCGTAATCACGCCACACCGAACCCACCCGGTACAAGCCAGGGGGTGTGTCGGTGTTGGGCTCACCCCATTGGTTGTCACGTCCCTGCCCGCGGGCCAATGCCGTGAGCTTGAACAGTTGGGTGCCATCGAAACTCCAACCGGTCAGCGTTTCGCTCTGATCGTTGACGACCAGATGGGTGTCACCCAGCTGGAACCCCCAGTCCTGCGGTTTGGTCTTCGGGCCGATGAGTGTCATGCAAACACCCTCGATGGATGCTTGGGCGAGACGACATAGGCGTCCCACCCCTCAGGCAGCTCACCGACGAAGTTGACGTGCCAGCCGTCAAGCAGTACAGGTGGGGTGATCACCTTGCCAGTTTTGGAGTCAAAGGTGCCGCCTTTGTAGATGGGGCCGATGACATCCAGGGCGTGGGTGTGGCTGGCGGTGAGCACCACGGTGTCACCGTCTTCATTGGTGGTGGTAAGGCCAGCAGCATCCAGGGCAGCCATGCCGGTGGATTCGTCGGGAAAGCGGAGGTATGTGGTGGTCATTGCGTGATGGTTTGGAGGGTGGAGTTGGAAAGGCGCTGGGGCCAGAAAGTGAAGCGCTTGA